GAGATGGTACTTCAGGATCGAGTGGAACCTCAGGAACAACTGGAACTAGTGGTACATCAGGAACGTCTGGTACATCAGGTACTTCAGGACTGAATGGTAGTAGTGGTACAAGTGGAACTTCGGGAACTACAGGAACTTCAGGTACCTCTGGTACGACTGGAACTAGTGGAACATCGGGGTCTAGTGGAAGTAGTGGTACATCAGGAACTACTGGAACTAGCGGAACATCAGGTACAACTGGTACGTCTGGTACGTCAGGTACTAGTGGAGTTAATGGATCTAGTGGTACTTCAGGAACAACTGGTACTTCAGGAACCTCTGGAACAACAGGAACTAGTGGAACAAGTGGTAGTTCTGGATCTAGAGGTACTAGTGGAACATCTGGTACGTCAGGTACTAGTGGTATCAACGGAAGTTCGGGTACATCAGGAACAACTGGTACTAGTGGAACTTCAGGACTGAATGGTAGTAGTGGTACTTCAGGAACTACTGGTACAAGCGGTACATCTGGAACAACAGGAACTAGTGGTACATCAGGTACTAGTGGGTTGAATGGTTCTAGCGGTACAAGTGGAACTTCGGGAACTACAGGAACTTCAGGAACAAGCGGTACTTCAGGAACAACTGGGACATCAGGTACTAGTGGTATCAACGGAAGTTCAGGAACATCAGGTACAACTGGTACTAGTGGAACATCAGGACTGAATGGAAGTAGTGGTACAAGTGGTACTTCAGGAACAACTGGTACTAGTGGGACGTCTGGGTCAAGTGGAAGTTCAGGTTCTAGAGGAACTTCAGGAACAAGCGGAACTACAGGTACAAGTGGAACTAGTGGAACTTCAGGACTGAATGGAAGTAGTGGGACAAGTGGGACAACAGGAACTAGTGGTACTTCAGGGACAACTGGAACTTCAGGAACTAGTGGGTTGAACGGTTCTTCAGGAACATCTGGTACATCTGGTACATCTGGAACTAGCGGTACTAGTGGGACGTCTGGAACAAGTGGTAGAGATGGAACAAGTGGTAGTAGTGGTACTTCAGGTACAACAGGAACTAGTGGTACAAGTGGTGTGAATGGTGCATCGGGATCTAGTGGAACATCTGGTACATCTGGAACTACAGGTACAAGTGGGACATCTGGAACCTCTGGTACAACGGGAACTAGTGGATCAAGTGGTAGTTCAGGAACTAGAGGTACAAGTGGGACATCTGGAACCTCTGGTACAAGTGGTGTTAATGGGGCATCTGGTTCTAGTGGAACATCAGGAACCACAGGAACAAGTGGAACATCAGGAACGACTGGAACTAGTGGAACGTCTGGAACAAGTGGTGTAAATGGGGCATCTGGATCGAGTGGAACTAGTGGTACTTCAGGTACAACTGGAACTAGCGGTACAAGTGGTGTTAATGGAGCATCAGGATCAAGTGGAACTAGTGGTACTTCAGGTACAACAGGAACTAGTGGTACAAGTGGAAGTTCAGGAACTAGAGGTACGAGCGGAACGTCAGGAACAAGTGGTGTTAATGGTGCATCAGGATCTAGTGGGACATCTGGTACATCTGGAACTACAGGTACATCAGGAACTAGCGGTGTAAATGGGGCATCTGGGTCGAGTGGAACTAGTGGTACTTCAGGTACAACAGGAACTAGTGGTACAAGTGGAAGTTCAGGAACAAGAGGTACATCTGGAACTAGTGGTGTTAATGGTGCTACTGGAGCAGCAGGATCTAGTGGAACTAGTGGTACTTCAGGTACAAGTGGGACAACAGGTACTAGCGGAACAAGTGGTGTGAATGGGGCTACTGGAGCATCAGGATCTAGTGGAACTAGTGGTACTTCAGGTACAACAGGAACTTCTGGAACTAGTGGGACTTCAGGTACAACAGGAACTTCTGGAACTAGTGGGACTTCAGGTACAACAGGAACTTCTGGAACTAGTGGGACTGCGGGTACATCAGGTTTACAAGGTGACGCAGGTACATCAGGAACATCTGGTAGTTCAGGTGTTTCAGGAGGTGGTGGCGCATCTCTTTCTATCTATGATGAGGGGGCATTAGTAGAAACAAGTGTAGTTGGTATTGATTTTCAAGGTTCTTGTATTAACGCAGTGGATGGTGCTTCTCCAGGTGAGGTTATAGTAACAATAGGGACACAATACTTAATTGCCTCTCACTCAGGAGCATTTATTGAAGATAATAGTGGAGCTTATTGGTATGGTGATAGAGACTGTGGATGGGATGGTTGTAATTTAGATGCCAATACAAAATTGACTAGGGAATCATCAGATCCAATTGCTGGAGAAGCAGTTTTTGGAGGAATACCAATACCTTTTGATTTACTTCCAGGCGATGAACTAACTGTTTGTGGATCAGCCTATCTTTCTGGTGGTACATCCGTTCCTGATAACTGGGATTTAGGTGTTGGGGTGGGTTACTTTAGGTGTAGTGATTATACTGTGTTAGATGATGAATTTCCAGTTACTTCACTTTTTACAAACGCAGTTGGTAATTCTGAAAGTCAATCTAGAATAGTTTGTTTTAATTTTACTCATTCAATAGGAGATACTTATCCACGATGTGATACCCATTTAGTTTTAGGATTTAAGGGTATTGGAATCACTGGCGCACATACAACTGGATCTGGAGTTAGATTTACTTATACATTGAATGTAAATAGGGGTTGTAGTTAATTATAATCAGAATACGACTTTTCTTCAACAAAAGATGAACCGTATTTTGTATTAATTTCTTTCTTAATTTCTGCCCTCTGATCATTTGTGATATAAACGGTTCTTGCCATTTCAATAAAGTCTGAGTCAAATTGTTTTTCTCTTTCCTTATCTCTGATAGAATCTTCTACATCCCAAAGTATTTTATTAATATCAACCATTCTATCAAAATCAAAACTTTCAATTTTTAAATCATTGAAAACAATGTTGTATAGGTAATCATATTCTTTAGTTACGTTTTTTAATTTTTCTTTATCAGTTATATTTAATAATTTTAAACGTAATATGGATAACTTATCTACTATCTCACCAATAGAAACTTCTATCTCTTTACTCACATTAGGTTTATTTAAAGGTTCAAAACCAATTTCAAAAAATAATTCATCGTGTGGGTAATTATTTATATCATACCCTTTTTTAATTAAAAAAGGTTTAACCTCCTCAAAGAAATTTTCTACATCCGTTAATCCAGGATGAAATGAAATATACATAGGTACATTTAAATTTACCAAAACCTCATCCTTTAATAATTCAGTTTCGTGACCCTCAATGTCTATTTTAATCATAGAAATTTTTGATTCGTCCAAATTATTTTTATTTAAAATTTCTGATATAGTATCACATTCAACAGTAAAAGAATTTTCTGAAACACCTACTCTTGTAACACTATGACCTAATTCTAAAGCCCCAATTTCAATACTGTTGGTTGTTGAAACACCTTTTTTTTCTAAAAATATATTGTTAATACCATTTAGTTCAATACTTTTATTAAATTCTTCGTAGGCAATTGGATCTGGTTCATACGCAATACAGTTTTTAGAATTAAAACTAGAATATAAGGACATTGGTCCAATCCAAGAACCAATATCAATAAAAGTTTTGTCTTTGTTTAGATGTTTATCTATAAAATTAAATGTTTCTTTCTCCCAATATTCAAATCTATTTTCCCAAAAGTTTTTTGACCATTGTTCTGTTTCATAAACATTAAAAATTATATTATTTTTCCTCACCTTTCTTTGTTCAATATTTTTAATATCACTACCTAAAAAAGATTTAATACCATCGATAACATATTCTACAGTTATTGATTTATGACATTCGAAATGTCTTTCAGTATTTTTATGTTCTGGACACCAATCCCAATCACCCTTATCAAATTTAAATTTAGGATTATTCCAACAACCATTACAAACAGATTTGTTTATAAATCTAGTACAATTGGTTGTGAACTCATGATCAGGTTCAGTAAAATTAGAAATCATAAATACGTGTTTATTTACTGCCCACGATAACCAAGATAAACCACTTGATAAACCAATCATAAATTCACTATGATGTATATAATTTATAGTGTTTTCTATGGACGTATTCTTAATATTATCAATAAACTTTGATTTAACTGCATCTTTAGAAATGTTTATAACTTTATATCCCAAACTAACTAACCATTCGGATAATTTTTCCCACCTTTCAAAATCCCAATGTTTTAATCCTGCGGTTGAGTATGGGGATATTACCACATATTTTTCACCTACTGGGTTATCACCCACTTTATAATCAATGATAGGTTTAATCTCTTTATATTCTAAACCTAAAATATTTGTTGCCGCCTTTTGTAACGGAATAGTATTAGGTAATTCAGGTTCCATTTCATCATTATAGAACCAACCTAATTTATACATTGCATATAAATTATGTACGGTACTCCCTGGTTTAACAAATGTTATATTAGGATATACTTTTTCAAATAGATGATTCCAAAAAGTAGATACTATTAACTCACAATCCCATTTTTTTCTAAATTCTTCCATATATGGTATCCACGAAATAGTATCTCCCAATGCCGCAGAATCAAATGCCACATAAACTCTTTTACCTTTTGCGTCATAATTTATAGTTTGTTCAAAACCATCATCTGAAGTAACTTTAATCTTCCAATTTTCAAAATAACTACGATTTAATTTTGACCACATATTTGCACCCAATACCGTAGTATATGTTGATTTTCCATTTGTATCAAAAAACTCAACATTATATTTTTTATCTGAGTTACCTAATATTTCGAAGAATGGTTGATTTACAAAGTTAACATTAAACCTAATGTTTTCACTGTGATTCATACTTGTTTGTTCCATAACATTAATATATTTTTCTTTAGTTTGTTGTGAATCTACCGATCCAATTTTTTCAAATAACTTATTATTTTTTTCACCGTTTTTATTTAAACTTTCCCAAAATGAGTTTTCCATAACATTGTCGTACTCTTGTAAGAATAGTTCGTTATCCGAAAAACTATCTGTTTGTGTAAATACCATAGGTAAGGTGATACCAAAATTAAACTTTTTATGATTTGTGGAGTGTAAAAATCTATATTCTTCACAAGAACAATCATTTAAAAACATATCTACTGTACATTTATAAAGATAATGTTTAGGATTCATATAATTCTCCATTTGACTAACGTAATGTTCAATGAAGTGTCTATGATAAAATAAAGACTGACTACACAACATTTCTTCGAAACCACCATGTGTTTTCCCATTAACTACAATCTCACTTCTCGGTAAAAGTTTTACACCTAATGCAACAACATCATAATTTTTTACGGTTGAATTCCACTCGTTAAAGATGTTATCTAAATGGTTTTTATCTACACCATTCATTAGTTTTACATCGTCCTCAATAACAATTATATTTTCTAAGTCACTACTTAAAATGTTTTTAAAAATTTCTAAATAGGAGGCAGTACAACCTAATTTCTTATATTCAGGATTTTCTATAATGGTACCATCTACAAATTCATAACCAGTAATTTCTAAATCATTAAGTGTTTTTATCACACTTTCTCTTCTGTCTACCCTATGTGGTAAATTAATAACATATCCTGCGTCCGCAATTTTTATATTCTTATAATATAAACCTTTTAATTTTTTTATCATATTATCTAATACGTCAATTCTCTTTTCTCCGTGATAAAACAATAAATTCTCTCTTTTTTTAGGTATTTTAAACCAATCACCATAATGAGAGTCTACCCCATTAAAACCTATATCATTAACTTTATCTATTGTATCTAAAGAACCATTAACATAAATGTATGGTAGTCCATCTTTTATATCTTTTTTCCAAAGTAAAACATTAAGAATAGTTTCTTCATTAAAAGGTGCGTACCATTCATTGTTTTTTAGTACTTCAGGATGTGTACACATTTGATACCATTCGTTTAAAAAGTCAGTTGTATTTTGTCCTGACACAAAATAACCAGTTTGTCTATATTTCTCCCTAACTTTTTGGTTAACGTTAAATAATTCACAGGTTGAGTGTTCTAATGTATTTGTTAAATCGTCTTTAGTGGATGCACCTCCTCTACCGTTTATAATTAAATAATCGTAAATACCCTCAACAAAATAAGGATAGTTAAGATTCTCATCGTACATATTAAAAATATTGTCAACACTTTTAGTTGCAATTGAATCACTATCAACATACGCCACAACATTAGAATATTTTTCTAAGGCATCTTTTACTATTAAAGGTCTTTGTATTAAAATGTTATATATCTCACTATTAGATCTATTAATATAAAAATTATCGTTTTCATTAATAAACATATTTTCGGATTCACTAATATCACATTTCCAATTTACGGTAATAGTATTTTCAACATCAATTTCCTTATCAGAATTTAGTAAATAAACAATTATAGGTAAATTACTAAATTGTCTAACAGATTCTACAGATTTTTTAACGATATCAAAATATTTTTCTGTGGCATAGTATACATATGCATTTTCAAACTTATCTTTTTGTTTTTCGTTTTTGATACCTAATAATTTTTTTATATTATTAACATCTTCACTAACATTTCCCGATAAGAAAGTAATATTTTCATTGTTATTATAAACACCACAATATGTTTCCAAATTAAACATAAAAATTGGTATGTCATATTTCATCACCTCTTTTATTACTAATGGGTTAAGTTCTAAAATTGAACTGAATAAGAATACATCAGAAGCCATAATAAAATCTTCCACATCTTCTCTTTCTCCCCATAATATACAATTACTTGGTTTATCTTTTAAAATAGGACCCCAATAATCCTCAAAATTACCTGCCTGATTACCAACAAAGTGAAAAATTACTTTTTCATTTAAAAATCTTCTCGCAATCTCAAATGCATATCCTTGATTTTTTCCTGACGTAAATAAACCTACATTTAAAATATGTACATAATCATTATCTAATAGGAACTTTTCTCTCGATTCTTCTACCTTTTTTTCTTTTTTATCTATTGGGTACTCTATTACCTCAGATTCTACACCGAAGTGTGAATACATCTTTTTAGACCATTCTGAAACGAATATGAATTTATCTGGAAAATATCTTTTAATATTTGAGTTGTTGTAAGAACTATGTGTAGTCTCAAAGATTTTCCACGACCTATCTTTTTTATATAAAAATTCTAGTAAATGGTTATCTATGAATGTTTCTGAAAATTCCTCAATAGATATGATATCGGGATTAATTGAATTAACGATATTAAAAAGATTATCTTTATCATGTTCTAAGGCAAAAAACTTATCTTTTAATAAGTCTATGATTTTATTTCTTTGAACCACGAAGTGTGGTGATAAAAAACTATATTCGACACAATATACATCATAAGTATCTTTTAATAGTTCAATTCTATTTAAAGTAAATTGAGGTGCACCACCAGTAGATAAATGTGGGGTAATTAATAGTAACTTTTTCATAAAACAATATTAAGGTATAAAATGAAAAAAATAAATATTATTCGTCATCACCATATATATCTTTTTTTGGTTTACATTTATCTTTAATTAGTTTTTCAACAAACGCAAACATCTTTAACCCATTATCCTCACAGTACTCCTTCAATAATTTATGGGTTTGGGGGGTAATTTTCAGATTTTTATCCCGTTTCATAACACTTTTTAATATAAGTATGATAAAAGTATGATAATTAACATACTATTTTTAAAAATGGGACTTTAAAAATAAATTTTTCAAAAATATCGGCATATTTATAATAAAAAACGAAATCAATAATAAAAAATAAATTAAATTTAAATGGCATCAACAGATAGAATTTTTGTGAGTCCTGGTGTATTTACATCAGAAAAAGATTTAACTTTCGTTACTAGACAGGTTGGGGTTACAACTTTGGGGTTATTGGGTGAGACACCTAAGGGACCAGCATTTGAACCAGTCTTCATTTCTAATTACGATGAGTTTATCAACTATTTCGGTGGTTTGAACCCTGAAAAATATAAGGGTAACGGTTACCAAAAATATGAATTAAATTATATTGCCAAATCATTTTTAAGTCAAACTAATCAATTATATGTTAGTAGGGTTTTAGGTTTGTCAGGATATAAAGCGGGTGATTCTTGGTCAATTACTTTGGATTCTAGTGAGAATCCCGATACGGTGGCTTCAGGTACATCTACAACATATTCAACATTATTAACGTATTCTGCACAAACAACAGGTAACCCAATTACACTTACGTGGGGTGACACAACTTTACAATCATTATATAATAATAATCAAATTAGTTCTAGTTTTACAACTATAGGTTTATTAAGTACTGGACAAACTATTAGTCAAACATCACCAGTTTACAATAAAACTAATTGTAATTTTAGTGGGGCAACCTTTAATATGACGGTAACAAATAGTGGTACTTCACCAGGTGGTTTCATAACAGGAACTACAAGTGGTACAGTTGTTACTTATACTGCATCATGTTTTACTGACATCGATGGTAGTGTAATTGCGACTTTAAGACCTAGAGGTACTTACGATCAAGCGAATCAGGAAATTATTTATGATGTCACTGGTACTACAAACGCATTTATGACTAATACATCTAATATTGTAACAAATGCATTGGCTTCGTTCAGTATTAATGGTACTGGTTCTACAGGTAACGCATTTACATATGACGTATCTATGGATAGAACTAAAAAGAATTTCTTACCAAGAGTATTCGGTAGTGCAGTACAGGATAAAGAAACTGAATTGTGGGTAGAAGAGATTTACACTAATGTTTTAGAAGATTTAATCGCTAAAGATCAAGTAAGAGGTTTAGATATTTCATTCTTAGAAATTTCTGCAACATCAACTAATAACTTTAATAATTATTTAGAAGGTTGGAAATCTGCGGCTTCACCTTGGGTTCTTTCAGAATTAAAAGGTACTGGATCAGGTGCAACATTACAAAGATTGTTTAGATTTGTAACAATATCTGATGGTAACGCTGCGAATGAAGATATAAAAATATCTATCTTAAATATTCAACCAGATAATAAGACATTTGATTTAGTAGTAAGAAAATTCTACGATACTGATGCGAACCCTAATGTAGTTGAGAAATTCTCTTCAATTAACTTAGATAGTACAACATCAGGTTTTATCGGTAGAAAAATTGGTACGGTAGATAGTGAATATCCATTAAGAAGTCAATTCATTATGGTTGAGTTATATGATCCGAATGATCCTGACTTAGGTAACCATTTCCCAGCAGGTTTTGAGGGTGTACTTAATAGAACTTATATTGGTAATAGAACAGGTTTACCACCGAAGATTGAATACAAAACAAGATATACTGACTTTAACACTAATAAATTAAGAAAAGTTTACTTAGGATTGAATAGTGATATCGGAGTAGATCAAGATTTCTTCGACTATAAAGGTAAGAACGCAGTTAACAACGGTGAATATACTGGTAAAACAGATGGCTTCCACTTAGACGTTAATGCGAGTGGTGCAACTATAGACTTAGGTGTTAATAGTTATGTACCTACATTACAGGTTGGTATTTCAGCATTTACTACTGACGCTAGTTTGGTTAATGGACCTTATGAAAAATTAGCAACAAGAAAATTCACATTAACACCATTTGGTGGATGGGATGGATGGGATGAGTATAGAACTACTAGAACTAACATTGATTCTTACACTAAAACAGGATCTAAAGGTTCTATTGGTTTAACTAACGGTACATTTACAACATTCACAACAAGTGAAGGTGATGATGGTATAACTTCTGACTACTACGCATACTTAAACGGTATTTATACATTCAATAATCCTGAGGCAGTTAATATTAACGTATTTGCAACACCAGGTATTGACCTTAGAGATAACGTAAGTTTGATTGAAAATGCAGTAGATATGGTTGAAGTTGATAGAGCGGATTCATTATATGTTATGACAACACCTGATACTGATGTTGATGGTGTAACTATAACACCAGATGAGGCAGTTGATTTAGTAGAGGATTCAGGTATTGATTCTAACTATTCTGCCACTTACTGGCCTTGGATTCAGATGAATGATACGGAAAATAACAGATACGTTTGGTTACCTCCAACGGTAGAGGTTATGAGAAATATCGCACTTACAGATAACGTTGCTTTCCCTTGGTTCGCAGCAGCTGGTTTAAATAGAGGTACGACAAACGCAGTTAAGGCAAGACTTAAACTTAAGTTAGACGATAGAGATGATTTGTATGAGGGTAGAATTAACCCAATGGCAACATTCTCAGATGTAGGTGTTGTAATATTCGGTAATAAAACTTTACAAGTTAGAGAAAGTGCACTTAACAGAATCAACGTAAGAAGATTATTGTTACAAGCAAGAAAACTTATATCTGCAGTATCTATCAGATTGTTGTTTGAACAAAACGATGAGGTAGTTAGAAACCAATTCTTAAGTTTAGTAAACCCAATCTTAGATAATATTAGAAAAGAAAGAGGTTTAACTGACTTTAGAGTAGTGTTAGATGATACACCAGAATCTATTGATAGAAATGAGTTAAATGGTAGAATATTTGTTAAACCAACAAGATCATTAGAATACATTTCGATAGAATTCAATATCACAAATACTGGAGCAAGTTTTGACGATATTTAATAAAAATAATTGGGGGGTTAATACCCCCCTATTTTACATAAAATAAAAAGAAATGGGATTAAAAATTAAAAAAAACGGAAAAATAATTAGTTTGTCTGAAAGTGATTTGAAAAGAATTACTATGAAATTACTTAGAGAACAAGACGCTAATGAATCAGAGAATACTGAAAATACAAGTTTGGATGTAGAATTAGATGCAGTGGATGAAGACAATCCAGACCCAACTAAAGTACAACAAATTTTAGATAAAGTAGAAAACTTTTTAACTAAGGGTGAATTACCTAAAAACTTACAAAGATTCAAAAGAAAAATTAAAAATCTTTTTAATAAACACGGTAAACCAACACAGAAAAATTTAAGTACTCAGTGTGCTAAATGGTAATAATATTATTAAAAAATAAAAAAAGATGAAAATTAAAAAAAATGGTAAAGTTATTACACTTTCAGAATCAGATTTAAAAAGAATTGTTGGTGTCGTATTGAAAGAAGAAAATGACCCAAAAAAAGATTTAGAACAATGTTGTAAAGATGCGGGTATTAAACCACCTATGTCTTGTGTGTCAGGTGATGCCGCCAAATGTATGGAAGATTTGGGTAAAATGGTGATGAGTGATCCACTTGGTATGGGTATGAAAGCGGTAACTGCGTTAAATTGTCTTAAAGATAAAACGGGTTCACCTGTTATGAATTAAAAAAAATAAAAAACATTTTTTAAAACCCGTCTTAACGATGGGTTTTTTTATTTTTACAAATATTTATATAGTATGAATATTAAAATTACTGAATCACAGTACAAAATTTTAAAGGAAACTAAGAAAAAAGTATACTCATTTGACTGGGATGACAATATTCTAAATATGCCGACAAGAATACACTTAGACTATAGTGTTAATGGGTTATTATGGGTACCAGTATCTGTTTCTACTGAACAATTTAGAAGTGTAAGACACAAAATAGGTACAGAGTTTAGATATCTTAACGATGATATAAAACAATCCTTTAAAGATTTCAGAGATTACGATGCATTTATTAGAGATGTCAAAAATGCATTAAATAGTGGTTCTTATAGTTATGGTCCTAGTTTTAATAAATTTAAAGAGGCATTAAAGAGTGGTAGTGATTTTTCAATAATTACCGCAAGATCAAATTCACCACAAGCCATAAAAGATGGTATAAAGATTTTAATCGACAGAACATTTAAATATGACGAAAGAAAAGAAATGGAAAATAATTTAAATGGGTTATCTATTGATGAGTATTTAAATTTACAAGATTATCATCCAGTTTCTTCTGAAGAGTTTATAAATAAATTTGGTTTAGATGTAGACGGAACTAAACCTGAAAAAGGTAAGGAGATTGCATTTAGAAGTTTTGTAGAAAAGGTGGTTAAACAAATTGGAGATATTAAAAATAATTCTGAGTTTGAGGGGATTAGTGTTGGATTTAGTGACGATGATGAAGGTAATGTTAAAATAATAGAAAAACTAATAGAGGATGAATTACATAAATTGTATCCTGAAATTAATTTTATAATTTATGACACATCAGACCCTAAGAACCCTAAAAAGAAAAGAATAATTATAAAAAAATAATTTTTTTCAAAAACAGAATATTTATATATTAAATAATACAACTATAACAAAAAAATTAAAAACAATTTAAAATGGCGGATTTATTAATGAGAATGCCTGTTCCTTATGAACCATTAAGAAAGAATAGGTTTATTTTGAGATTTCCTGACGAGTTAGGAATTCAAGAGTGGTGGGTATCTACTACGTCTAGACCAAAATATACAAGTGATGAGGTAGCAATACCTTTCCTAAATACTGAGACATATGTTATCGGTAGATTTAGATGGGAATCGATTTCCGTAACGTTTAGAGATCCAATCGGACCTTCTGCAACACAAGCGTTAATGGAGTGGGTTCGTTTACACTCTGAATCAGTAACAGGTAGACAAGGTTATGCTGCAGGTTACAAAAAAGATGTAGAGTTAGAAATGTTGGACCCAACAGGTGTTGTTGTTCAAAAATGGATTCTTCAAAGTACTCAGTTAAATGATGTAGACTTTGGTGGGTTAGATTACTCTTCTTCTGATTTGGCAGATATCACTGCAACACTTAGATTTGACAGAGCGATAAACGTATTCTAATACGGTTTATTTACATATTTACAAAATCCTTATCGTATATATATTATATGGTAAGGATTTTTTATTTATAACACCTTTTTTATAATTTTATAATATTTATATATAAACAAAAAAATGAAAAGATATAACAGTACTTTAAATGAGGAGATTAATAGAATGAAATCTCTTTTTACTGAAGAGAGAATGTTCGGTAATCTGATAACTGAAGATGTTAGTGAGCCTACGGAATCTTTTACAGATATTCTAACTGGAAACGATTTTAAAACTAAAGACGCAAATGCGGCAGAACCTATTTATAGTAGAGACTTTAGACCATATAATATTGTTAAAGTAAAAGAGAGATTAGATGGTAAAGGAAAAAAAACAGAAAACGGTTTTGATTTTAATAGGGCAGTACTAAGATACTCAGTTAAATTAACTATGGATCAAAAAGTTGTGAGTAACTGGGTAGGTTATTTAGAGTTCCCATACATTGATGAGGAGGGTAAAGAACAAGTTGAGTTAATTGGTAACTTAATAGACTCTAAAAATTCTGGAGGAAATGGTGTTGATTTATTTAAAACTAAATTTACTGAATCATTAAAATCAGATTGGTTTAAGTCTAAGGCTGGAACTAATCCCGAATTCTCCACAAAACAAGACGCTGGTGATGTTAAACAACAAAGAAAAGACAATGTTAGTGCAACCAAAAAAGAAATTAACAGGAGTAAAGATGAGTGTAGAGATTTCGTAAAGGATATGTACAAACAAGTTAGACAGGGTAAAACCAAAGAAGAATTCCAAAAAGAAGATATACAAGGTGTACAGTTTTGTATGAATTCTTTTTATACGACATTTGAAAAGGAGGGTTTATTTAGAAAGGGTGATGAGATACGAATAATGTATAAAACATTAGGAATTAAACCAACCGAAAAAATGATAGAACTTGGTGCGGGTAAAGATGATGAAGAAATTACTGGAGACACATTTGACGACGCAAAGGCAGAAGCGGGTGTAGAAGGGGAAAGATACGTTGTTAAGGATCAAAATGGTACTAAAGTTGCAATTGTTAGAAAGGTTGGGGCAAACAAATTTAATTTCCGTTCTAAGATGAATGTATCTTTGGTTGATAAAACTGATAAAGGAAATATAAAATTCACAAAAGAATATATTAGTAACATATATAAAGAATTAAACATTAACCCAAATAAACAAAGAATTGTTATTCAAAAGGCAACTGAAACAGATAAAATGGATGTTGGTACATTTGTATTAACTAATGTTTAAAATATGAAAAAAAGAGTAGTAATATCTGAAGAACAATATAAACGTGTGTTTTTATCTGAACAACCAGTTACTTGGCAAGTTCCTGACGGTAATTCACTTTTAAATTGGAAATCCACATCTAATATTGAGGATTTAACTAGAAATGGAGTTGTAACTACAGAACAAAAGACAATTGCGAAATTATATAGGTTATGGGCTAATTCTACAGATGAACTAAGTAAAAAATATGGTAAAAAAAGTATTTATGATTTAGATGAAAAAAGTAATAACCCATATGGTGGTACATTTTTAAAATCCTATAAGGTAGGTAAATCTAAATTTGATACTACTTGGTTGGCTAGTTCAGACGGTTCAGATTTTATAAATCTATCAAAGGGCGGTAAATATCAGTATTCTTACGATTATAAAAGAAAAGAATGGTGGTTTAATACAAGTATGGATGGTACTACTTTGAGTAATCAAGTTGACCCTAAAGAAAAAATGAATTATAATGGGGCAGAAGAGATTAAAAAATTAAAATCTATTTATACTAATTCAGTTAAATCTAAAGATGTTAATAAAACAATTTCTAATGTAGATTCATCATTAAAAAAAGAAAAAGAATTATTAGATAAATCTAAGGCATCTTCAGATGCAAACATTGAGAATGTAAGGACTTTCCTAAAGGGGTTAGGGTTTGATATGGTGACACCTGGAGGATTTCCAGACATTATGCCTAAGAATCCACTATCAGGAAATCATTTAATGGCTCAGAGTGCATTAAATGCGACAAGATATTTAACAAGTGGTTTAATTTCAGATAAAGTTATTTCAAGTGTTAAAGGTAATGTGGAGGTATGTGTAACTTCAGTAGGAAGTACTTGTGCACCACCACTATTTTATACTGCAAAATATTTTGACTATGAGATGGGTAAAGTGGTTTCGTCAAAAACAATAGGTAAATATCCCGCACAATTTGTTGTATATCTTTCTAATTTTTATTTTGATTTTGGTAAACTACAAAAAGATTTAGATGATGCATTTAAAAGTGATAAAGACGCTTATAAATCTAATCTTTTCCCTGACGGATGGTGGGGATGGTTTAATGCCTATTGGGGTACAGATAATTTAAATACTATTACACAAAACATCCGATCAATATCTTCAAATGACATACCGAATGATATTAATAGTATTAATAAATATAAAACTGGAACATCTATTTGGTCTTATTTAGGTGACTGTTTTACTGATTATCATTGTGCATTAGATGTTGCGTCTATTGTAGCATTAGCAATACCAGGTGTCGGACCCATTGTTAGTATGGGGTTAGATTTTGTAAACGCAGGTGCGTATGGTGTTGAGGCGGTAACTGCGGATACAAATGAGGAAAGGGATGCTGCAATATTGGCAGGTGGTTTGACATTATTAGGTGGTATATTTGGTGGTGGTGTAGGACAAACAAAAAGGATATTAAGTGCCGCAGAAAAAAACCCAAAAATTTATAGTTACGCTAATGAAGTAATTTCTAGAACTGAAAGAGAGTTACCATCCTATAAAAATTTAAAATCCGCACAAAAAGATGCAAAATTAGAAGAAATTTATGAGGAAACTAAATTGAAATATGGTTTAAATAGTTCAGATGTTGCGGTTGGTCACGAAATAATTAAAGATTTTAGTAAAATTGATTTACCTGCAGCAAAAATTTATAGTGATGCACTTTCAAAAATAGATTCTAGAATAGGTAGGGCAAATTTAAGAAGAGTTGCGAATGATAGTAGATTTAAAAATTTAGTTTTATCTAATAATGGGGATGTTGTTACATCTTTGAGTAAGTATATAAAAACAAAGGCTGGTATCGAAGCATTAACTGAAATAGGTATGTTTGTAGTACTTACAGAGGTATTAAAAGAACCTGAAGTTGCAATGTGGTTAAATAACCAAATTAATACAGTAAAACACAATTTAAAACCAACAGTACAAACTACTATTCAGAATGATGGTTATGAATGGAAAGCCACTAAAGAAATATTTCTTTCAGATGGTAGTGTAAAAGATAATACAATGTTATTTAATGCATATAACAAAGGTTGGAGACCTTGGGAGAAGGGTGTTAAAACTCCTACACAGGCTGATATTGAGAAATCTAGAAAATGGTTGTACGATAATATTGAATTTCAAACAGATTCATTTAAAAATTGGGTTAATACTGAGATGTCAAAAATAAGTAATCAAAGTTTATCTGGTAAAGAAATAAGTAACGTAGAGATGACACCTACCGACCCAAAACAAAAAAAGGAAAATGTTAGGTACGTTGACAACAAAGAAGAAATGGATGCCTTAAACGGTGTAGATGATGGTAAGGATGGTAATGAGGTATTGGAAAGATTAAAGAAGGAATTAAATAGTAAAAATTAAAAAAATGGAAGTTTCTATAATACAAGAAAAAATAGATATGGTAAAAAATAGATTAAGTGAAATTAACAATTTATTTAATATTTATAATATAAATGATAAAGAAAGTATTAATACTTTCAAAGAAGAAATAAATTCCTATAAAGAATTATTAAAAAAAATAAATGATGAGGAACTTAACGGAACAAGTAAATAGAATTAAATCTTTAATGTTAATTAAAGAACAATGTGGTGGTGATCTAAATAAATGTGAGGAGGATTTGGAAGAGAAAGGTTACAAAGTTTTTAGCCCTTCTGAAACCGCATCTTCTTGCGATAATAATGAAAATATAAAATGTGTAAAAGAAGCGTTATCAGCAGTTGCATCTAATTTATCTGTAAGTTCCGCTGGAAACACGATAGAAGATTGTTTTGTTTTGGCAAAAGGAAAACATAAAACTGATGGATTACCTACGTTTTATTTTACATTTTATTCCGATAACCAATTAATTTTAACAATGTTACTAAATGAGGAAAATAAAAATAGAAATTTATTATTTAGGTCTAAATATGAATGTGATGGATCTAACATCATTATAAAAGGTGGTACGTCAATGTTTAAATATCTTGGTACAGTAAAAGGTCAAACCACTAAATGGGAAAATGGAACTCTTCAGAAAAATTCTGGTGGTGATTTGGTTGATGTAGAAATAAATTCTTCTGAGGCTGCATCTATGAAAATACCTGAAGGACCTTTAAAATATGGAGATACACTTACACATTTTTTAAATATTACTAATCTATATAGAGGTAATGTATTAAATGATGGGTTGAACTTGTCTCACATATTGGCAATATTACAATACACATAAAAATTTAAACAAAAAATATGAAAAAAAAATATATAAATTTAAATGAGGAGATAAATAGGATGAAATCTCTTTTTAATAATAGTAGAGTACATGGTAATATTAATGAATCTTTATTATTAACTGAACAAGGGATTGGTAGAAGAATTGCAGATGCATTAGATTCGGCAGGATCTTCAGTTGCTAAGGCAATAAAAAATGTTGACCCTAAATTGGCAACTAATTTTTTAAATTCAGAAATAAAAAATCTTGATGATTTAGCGAGACATTTAAATGATTATAAATCATTGTGGAAATCTATGGGTATAAATTGGGATTACGCAAATGATGTTGTCGTTTCATTGAATAGTTGGGAAAAAAGTGGAAGATTAAAAAATATTTCTGATAGTGATATGTTAGCAATAATAAACGATTTACCAGCACAAGGTGATTTAAGGGGTATGGTATTTGATCTGTGGAAAGAAAGTAAAGGTTCTTACATACCACCAAAAACTAAATCACAAACTATTGTTGTAACTAAGGGTGTTGATGGTCAAAATGTAATACATAAAGTAGATACCGATTCTGGTGGTAAAATTGAAACTTATAAAGTTGATGATAATGGTATTACTAAGGATAATAATTATGATCAAAAGTTGGCATCAGATGAGGTTAATGCATATTTTGACGGTTCAGATGGTAGTGTTGGTACTACTAAGGTAACTACTGATGAAATTAACTCACTTGGTAATCCTGACGTAATTAAGGGTGAGATAATAGATGCAATCGAAAAAGGATTTGAAAATTTAGGTAAAAAAACTGGTAAAGATATGTCCGCAGATCAAGTATTGAAAGAGATTGACGGTGGTAAATCATTAATGGTTAGAACCGCAGATGGTAAAATAAAAATTATTAATACTGTAGAATTGGTTGAATTGACTTTGGATGAGTCTGGTAATGTTATCAACCAAAGATCTTTAAAACCTGTTGATACTACACCTACAAAATCACCTATTAAAGATGATAGTGGTAATATTATTGAACCTAATGATAGTGATACACCAGTAACTCAAACAAGTGTTGTAGATAATACAGATGGTAAAAAGAGAAATTTTGGGTCCAACATTGCGGGTGTAGTTGGTCAAGGTTTTCGATGGACTTTTCCAACCGCATCACAAGGTTTAAAAATTATATCTTTGTTAGGTCCTGGTAAAAAATTCTATTCAAAACAAAGATTTAGTTTTGTTGATACTCTTTTACCAGCGAAAGGTGATTTTAGTACTACCACAAATAAAAGGTTAAAATTTTTTGTAGAGGCACCTGTTCGAATAGTTGCGGAACAAATCGCATTAATAACGTTATATGAAGGTTATAAAACATACCAAAGAGGAGGTATACCTAAAGACGAATCTATAATTGTTACCGCATTGGCTGATTATTGGGAAAGTGATATATGGAAGTATCACCCTATAGGTATCATCCCTTCCACTTTGTCTTATGTGTATAACGATTTGGCCGATTTAAGAAAAGATGCATATTCGGGATGTAGAGCGAATTGTGAGAAAGAAATGCCTGCGGATGAAGTAACTAATAGTGAATGTTTTAAAGAATGTAAAGATAGAGTAGATTCTTTATTTAATAAAATAGATGATTTTAAAAATGAACTTCAAGAATTC